AGGTTCCTTCATAAACAGGAATGTTTGTGAAACTATAAGTGTTGGTTAAACTCTTGTTTGCAGTCACTGAACTGAGTACAACAAACGCATAAGTCACATTGTTGATCGTACCATTGAATGTAGTTCCTCTTGGTATAGTTAACGCGGATGCACTAACTGATGTGCCAGTAACAACAACATCCAACTCAACAGACGCGCTGATACCAGACCGTGGTACATATCCCAACAGTTGTGCATGAGAAACGACATTCGATCTAACCTGAGAAGTATTCAAAAATGATTCATTAAGTGTAAGATGCGCCATTAATGCGTTCATCTGAGTATTGTATGCGAGGACGTCTAATAGAACCCCAAGACCAGAACCATCGAAATCGTAATCGGTGAACTCAATCTGATTTTTCATAAAGGATTTAAGTTCTTCCCTTATGTTGTCGTAGTCTAGATCGACTAAACTAGGTGTTGGCATTAGCGTAATCTCTTAAGAATTAGTGATATGTCGGCTTCCTGTTGTGTACTAATAATAATCATGTCCAAACGAATGCCGTATGCGTGATTGTCTGCATCATCATCAATCGTGATACCCGTAATTTCTACTCTAGGTTCATGTTCTTTAATCGAATACTCGATCTCTTGACCCATAGAATATTGTGTGATTTCTGTTGCAAGTTCGAATAGATAATCCGTGACGTTTGATCCATATCTTGGATTAAAAGGTTTCTCACCCCTGCGTGTGTGAAGAATGTTCTTGATCGAATTTTTGATTGCATTCAAGTCTGTCACAGGAGCAATATCGCCGAGATTTGGATGAAGTTTAAACCGAAGGTCTAAGTCTCTATATCCAACTGTCGTCGTGTCTATGTTTGAGTAGTTAGTGGCCATGTATTCTATTTATACCCTAAAAACTAGAAGTATGATCGTGAGAGTGAAGAACCACACCTGTGTCGATGATAGAACCACTTGAAACAACAATCTGACCTTTGCTGAACGTGAACGACACATTCGGTGCTGTGATAGTGTGCTTGCCATCGACTGTCAGTGTATCTGCATCACCCACAGTTGTTGTTCTTGATCCGACTATAGTGATAGTATCCGTTCCAATGGACATAGTTCTACTTCCTGCATAGTTTTGCGTTACCGCGTCAGCCACATTTTCTGTTAGCGTTCCAGTAATAGTTCTGAGCACATTACCATCAACTTTCTCGGTCAAATTCCCCTTCACATATGTGTCACAATTTTTTTCAATCGTCAGATTAACATTGCCGACAATACTCACATTCTTACCACCGGCGACGATCTCATATTCGTCTCCGACTATCCGATGTACAACCGTACCGTCAGGATGAACTTCTCTGAATGTGCCCGACCTATGGTACTCATGAAGTCGTTCTGCGTCCTTTGTATCGTCGATTTCACGAAGATGCCCGCTCTCGGACTCGTGTACGTGGTTTTTCGGGTATACGGGTGCGTATGGGGTCTCTGGTTCACTCCAGGTGCCGCCGGAGGCGGTCGGCACATTGACGCTAATGCTACTATTCTTCTTAGTGACGACGCTGGTAATGACTCCACGCGCGTGTTCATTGACATCCGTCGCACTGTCACCGATATAGTTTGTCTTTGGATACGTTCTAGATGGGTCATAAAACCCACCAGTGCCAGCACTATCCATTTGTCTCGAAGCGACTGATCCCATGATCACGGGATCTTGACAGTCGTTTCCATCGCGAAAAAATCCAATGACCCAACTACCTTCAATTAGTCCATGGGGCGATTCAAAGATGCCAGAATTGCCAGATGCTGTCGTAGGCATCATGACAGATGCCCATGGTAATTCTTCGGTTTTGATATCTTCCGTACTTTCAGAATGATATCCGAAACATCGGACACGAACGCGGTTCATCATTTCAGGATCATTTCGATCCTCTACGACTCCTGTGAACCAAACAAAATCACCGTACATCATTCATACTCTTATATTTGCTTATCATTCGTTCTCTGTCTATAGAGTCCTTTCTAACAGAAAGATCGACCGTATATGACCCACCGTACACAATGTTATGGCGCACACTTGAGACGAAATACTTTCCGGAGAAATAGTCATCCTGTACTTCGGATAGAAACTTGGGATCAGTCGGAGTCGGTAGCGTAATGTCTACGATACTGCCTGCTTTAAGTCTGGTATCACCTGCGAGTTTTACATTATGTGATATCGCAAACTGATTTTCATATCGGAACCGTTTCTTTGCAATAGACACATCTACTCTGTTCTGACCATTTTCAGAATTAGTAAACGCCATGGTGTTCTTGTTGACCATATATGTCTTGGGTTGTCTAAGATCTGCGACTGGTTTGCCTGCGATAGTGTACGTGTCCGATAGTATATAGTCTTTATCTAATCGACCCAGATCCTCATCCAGTAGATTGTAGTCTTTCTTCTCGAATGTCTTGGTCGAAATATCATTCATGAAGACACGCGCGGCAATACCACCTTTCTTGAACGATTCATAATGTGACAGACCGAGATACGAATCGATTTGTTTTATCTTTGTTCTGATCTCATCAAACGCTGATTGACGAAGATCGTTCTCTTTTTCGAAACTCATGAGTTTATAGGTATCTACGGGAGATTGCTTGATGATCTCATCATAAGACGTCAATACCATATCACCCCATAGGGATTCAAACAGATGGTATGTAGTGCTTGATTTGTTTTGTGCCTTTGCGAGCAACATTGCGAATGTATCGGTGACAGTGTAGTTCGGCAGCACAAATCGATAGTTGCCCTCTGTTTTGCCGTCGACTACATTTAGTGGTAGATTGAACGCAACCTCGCCATACAGGTCAGTGATGATCTTACCTATCGAACCATTGACGGACTTCGATAAACGTTTGACCGAACAGTGAAGTGCTGTTTCAGAGACTGCCTGTATTTTATATGTCTGACTTTCGTTGGTTGTTCTAGCATACTCGTTGACTCCGACAATCGCTAGGTGTTTGGTGGTGAAAATGTCATTGCCGCCTTCGGTGTCGCGCTTCGATAGTTCCAGTTCGATCTTTTCGTTACCTGAAATGGCATACTTTTCTAACAGTCCTACACCGTCGACTACAACGATGTCAAACACACAGAACATCGAGTTGATAGATTCTGTTATGACTAGTTCACCAATCAACGCTTTGATGTCGACAGTCTCGCCTGAGTAGTTCGTTAGGATAGCAGATTCTATCTCGACACTTCCAGGAACTAATAGTTTTTGCGCTTCACTACTCATTGATTAACTTTCTGATCTCGGATGAGAACGATTGGATATACCGGGGTTTGATAACTCGGATCTCTTTGTAACCTTCGTTCACTTCTGTTTCGTATTCTGTGTTGGTTGTTATGTTTTGAGTTAACTCTAGATTATCTTGGTTATATATCGTGACACCATTCCCGTCTTCATAGTGATGCGGAGAGTTCGGATATGTGCGAATGTTGTACTGTGTATTCAATAACTGCGATACTCCGCCCGTTGGAGAGGTAGCAGTGAAGGTGTCTGTGCCTTCAAGGAACACGGCGTCAGTATCATATGTGAATACAATCTGGTTGAGCGTAGTGTGACGCGCGGTTATGGTAGCAGTCGCGCCTGATGTTGATCCAACCAGAGTGGAACCTATGCTGAACATGTCATTAATGGAATTGAAATCGTTGGCGTCTCCCGATAGTCTATGGGGCGTGAGTGTACTTCCGATATACTTTTCATTAATAAAGTCACCGAGCACTAGATCCTGAAGGGGCCATTTGTTCATGGCACTTCGGAGATTAGAATTAACTAACATGAATGTCCAGTAGAAGTCAGGAGACTCATACAATTCATATGACACCTGATCAGGTCTTGATCCTATGATGAAGTATTTCTGATAGACTGAAATATTATCCAGTCGTCTCTCAACTAGTTTAACCTGCCGAAACAGATCAGGAATAGTGGATAGTTTAGTCGCATCAAAGAAGTCATATGATGTCTTGGGAAATTTAGAGAAGTAACTCATGTGCCGTCTCCGATCTTTGCTATAGCGGCCGCTGCGGCCGCATTCGCAGCTGCAATTAGAAGATTTTCTCGATCTTCTGTCGTGAGAACTTTGATTTTCCCGCCAGTGCTGAGTTCCTTAATATCTTCACGAGTCAATGCTTTGAATTCGCTGAATTGTAATTGAACACTAACATCCGTTGGTGCTCCATCATCGTGAAATGCATTACCGCTTGCGTTATATGTGGTTGTCATTCCAGTCAAATACGACTCGGCATATTGAGGAACAAAATTACCACGCAAGTTACCCTTGGCCAAGTTAAACGTCACCTGGAACACATCAGGATATGATAGAATGTATTGACCCTGCTTCGTAGGATACATTCGCTCTCTAAAACTAGTGATAATTTTTTGGATATCTTCCGATTCCTTCACAGAGGTGCCTGCCATGGTGAATTCGAAAGCGTATGTTCTCAGGACAGGACCAGTGAATTGTAAAACAGTGTTAGGATTTATTGCTGCCTTGGCCTCTAGAAGTGAAACATCAGCAATCTTTTCGGCGAAACCTCCACCTATTCCAACGGCAGCAGCTGACTTCGCTAAGATCGCGCGCGATAATCCATCGACACCCGCGGCGGCCTTCATTTGGTTTTTCACATTTTCAACGTCTATTTTACCATCTTTGTCCATGGACGATGCTATCGTGCTGCTGATCATTCCAAGATCGAAGTTGCCGAATCCCATGCCGTCAGAGAAGTTAATAGACTGGGGTGCATATAGAGATACGTTTAGTCCAGGAGTTTTGTCCTTTGGATTCCGACTTGTGAAATTGATCCTCGGTAGATTGGGATGCTTTTCGAGATCTCTGGGATATTTAAGCAATTCAGCCATGTCTTTACCATTGATAAATAAGAATTATTTATAACGTTTGTACATGATGAAAACATACAAAGGTAGATACTCAGTAAAAATACCCATGAAGTACAAAGGGGATCATACTAGTGTAATTTACAGAAGTTCGTGGGAATTATATGTGATGAAGTGGTGTGATAGAACACCAGACGTTGTTGAGTGGTCAAGCGAAGAGGTTGTTATACCTTATATATGCGGAACAGATAACCGCGCACACCGTTACTTCATGGACTTTTACGTAAAGTATAGATCAGGAGAGATTTGTATTATCGAGGTGAAACCTGCGGCGCAGACTAAACCACCAACAGGGAAAAGAAAGACCAAACAGTATTTAAATGAAGTGACAACTTATGTGAAAAATGCGTCTAAATGGAAAGCGGCAGAAGACTATGCAGCGACGAGGGGGTGGAAGTTTGTAATCTGGACAGAACACGAACTAATGAGAATGGAAATACTACCTAAGCCTCTCAAACCATTGAAGAAAATGCCTGCGTTTAAGAAAAAGAAAAAGGTGAAGAAAAAGTAAGAGTCATGTTGTTGACATCCTTGTCGTCCATCTTCCCGACATTTCTTGGGTTTTCGTAATGATCTAGTACGGCGTCACTGTAAGCCATAATTTTATTTACCAATTATGTAGTATGTTTGCTATTATTAAAATAGCACATGTTAGATTTATTACTACAATTAGAGTTCTAACTACGCAGATTGTATTATCCCTACCCGCAGTTTGTTCATCACTGAAACTTCCTAGTGCCTGTTTCCAAATTGTCCAGAATTCGTTCATTTTATCTCACTCTGTCTAACTTGATATCTTCCAGCACTTTATCAGCTATCAAGTTATTCTTTAGTATTATGTTATTTACCAACCTATCATACCTTTGTTTAATATCACATTCAGGTTCTCTCCAACGGCGTCTATCACAATAGCAGACTTCATCACGAGAAAAAGGTATGCCTAAAGGATAAAGTTTGCTGTTAATTCTAATCTCCGATGAATTACAGTTATAAACATAAAAAGTCTCATGCTGCATAGAATTAGCACTACTTATTAATAATAAGTAAGAGGTAAGTATAATTTGTAAAAGATTTTTCCTATTCATCTAGTACTATGTCTCTATATTACTTTATAACACTAAAAAGTTTTCCCAATAGTGAAAATTAGAGATTCACTGGCCTTAGGATTTGCATCAGTACCTTCATCTGATAATTCTTTAGAACTTACTACTAGTAAAACTCCAACAGTAAATTTATTAATCATTTATTTTCTCCATATAGTTGTTACGTCATTTCATTTCCGGCGGTGGGGGTACGACATAACTCCTGTTGTACCGAACATCACCTTGAATGTTTCAGCACCCGCGAGATTGCGAGTGTATGCATATTTCCTAAGTTCTGGGTACTTCGCCAACGCAAATTTGCCATCGTCTGGTATCTGGTCGTCTTTCAATCCGAGAACTGCAGTCACATCTTTCTTCAATGCCTTAGATGCTTCCTCTGGTGTCAATATGAATGGTTCTAGCACATTCCACGGGACAGTCTTCAAAAGTTTGCCCAGCATCGCTTTGCTCTTTTCTCCGAACGAACGGCTCAGTTCAGCGGTGATAATTTCCTTAACTATAGGAACAGACTCAGAAGAACCATCAGATGCAAAAGCAACGGATTTTCTGCCGGTCTTGTACTTATAGAAGATTGCCGCGACAACCTTGCCATTCTTGACACCTAGTTTCCAGAAAGGAATATTATCTATCATGTCTTGTTTGTTTTTGAAACCAGAACCTTTAATACCGCCAATGTCCGCGTAGGATTTCTGGAGTAGATTCCATACTTCATCTACGTATTTCTGCTTGTCTTGGTTGTCACCGATGAGATTGACAAATGTCTCGTTAATGTATTCTTTATAAGTTTTCATATGTTTTTAAACACGCGCATAAAGAGTTTATTTATAAGTAAGATGTTTCTGCCATATTATAAAACGTCTTGATAAATGGTATTGCGTCTGATATGTTAGAGAATCTGTGGTCTCCACCCGACAACGCGACGGTTTTGATTTGGTTGCGATCACCGGCAGACCACTCCATTGTTTCTTCAACAGGTATGACCTCATCACCCAAACTATGTAACACCAAGCCATAACCATCGTTACAAAAGTTCGGATAACTATCAACTGTTCCTTCTGTTAAGTCGTATTTCCTTCCGGTGTAGTCAGTGTTGATCCCTATGTACTTCTTAAGATTATTCGAAGGATTAATAGCGGGGTTCAGCGAGACAAACGGAATGCCAAAGTTCGCACCCATAGCGGCAACTAAGTAACCACCCATCGATGTTCCGACAAGCAAGTCTGGTTTATGATGTAAGATGGAACGGGTTGCTCGGGCAACCGTCCTATTGTATCCTTCATCATAGAAGAGATCGACCCCCACAACTTCACCGAGTTGATCTAGAGCGATTATCTTATCGGAGAGTGAATCGAATTGACTACCAAAACCATGTAAATATAGAATTTTCATAATGCTAACTCAAGAGATGTCTCATGTCGTTTCACCATCATTTCTGCTTTACCGTGAACCCATGGATCACGATGTGGAAAGTGAAAACCTGAACTGCCGTCCCAACCCTCGAAGTATCTATCAAATCGGTCACTATAAACATTCGGATGCTTCGCGAGAAGATCTACAAGACGCTTACATTTGAAATCAAAGGTTATATCGTCCCATATATTTACGTCCATCTGGTAGTAAATGCATGAATGGAGAATGACGTTTAAGCGTAGACGCTTTATCTCCTCCTGAACTGATCCCACGGGCATCGGTTCGAATTGTTGTTCGTATTTTTTAGTCATATTACTTGTTTCTGTTCTATTCCTATGTGGGTGGGTGCGTTTTACTGTACGGCGGCCTTTCGTCCGTACCGCCGGTTGCGATAACTAAATTTTCAACGCTAAAGAGTGCGTTATAAACGTCCTGGTGATCGACTCCTAATTTCTCAAGTCTGTCTGCTTCCTTGCGCAGCTGTTTATGGGCAACCGTTCCATTCAACTCGATCAACAGTGTTGCGTGAGCGTGGAGTGCTGCTGCTGCTAGATTTGTTATATTCACCATATTTATTCCTGCTGTTGTTGGGTTAGGTTCTCTGGTTAAAGTCTGCCAGGGCTTCGTCGAGTATGGGGTGATAATGCCCCTGCGTGGTTGACTCTGGGTCGCGATCTCTAGCTGTCCACGTAGCAAAA